AGGAAGCGATCGAGGGGGCGCGAGAATCGTTGGGCAGGTTTGGTGAGAGGCTGGACGAGCTGGATGTGGGCAGGATCGCGGCGATGGCGGAAGGGATGGATGTGTTTGGGGGGAAGGCGGCGAGGGCGGTTGATTGGACGCTGGCATTGGCACGGGCGGTGGAGGGTTTGGACGGGATGTCGGCGGAGGTTGGGATTCATATGAATTTTACGGGGGCGGATATTATCCGGCAAATTGAGCTGGCGTATGGGGTGGATGTGAATGGAAACGGGATCATCGGCCAGGCGGAGGGCGGTGATTGGATGGTGAGGCGGGGCCGGAGCGGGCGATTTTCATTCCGCAGCATAAAGGAGACCTGGCGCCGGTGGGCGGGGTTGAGGGCGGTGGGGAGATGAATGGGAAGATGTGGCGGGAGATGGCGGATTTGATGATTTCGCTGCGGATGGTTTTTGAGCGGCTGCCGGAACAGATTGCGGATGCGATGGAGGTGCGATGATGGGGGAGGATGAATGACCGGCTGGCGCCGGGAGAGCTGATTGGGGGGGCAGGGTGCAATATATTGCACCCGTACAATGATGATGGGGAGGAGGGCGCAATGTATTGCGCCCCTACGGGAAAATTTGTTATACTATCAGAAAGCAGCCCGGCGGGAAGCGCGGGGCATTACGGAGGATGAGCGACCGTGAACGTGCATTTGGCACTTTCACGGTTTTTGTTTGCTTTAACAACTGGTAAGTTCAGAAAGGAAGATGAGATGGAACTGTTGGGCGATAGACGGGATGTCTTTGGGATTGGGCGGCCTATTTTTCTGCGGGATGCAGATGCTGGAGGGAGCGGTCCTTCGGCTGGTGGGGCTGCTGATGCCAACGCCTCTTCTCCACCGAATGAAGATGGAGATGAATCTCCACAGGATGAGGTGGATTTTGACGTGTGGCAGGCGGAATGGTCGCCTGCGCAGAAGAAAGCGTTTGAAGCTTATGAGAGCGGTTTGCGAAGTGCTTTGCAGAAGGAGCGAAACGCGAAAGGTGATTTGGAGAAGCAATTGCGGAATTTGTCTAAGAAAGCCGAAGGGCAGGATGAGCTGCAAAAGCAATTGCAATCGATGGCTGATGCGCTGCGGACGGCCGAGGAGGAAGCCAGGTTTTTCCAGGAGGCTTCTGATCCGGCGGTGCGGTGCACTCAACCGAAACTGGCATGGCTGGCTGCGAAGGCGGAGGGCCTGGTGAAGGGTGAGGGAAAGGTTGACTGGGATGGTCTGAAGAAGCTGTATCCCTCTTTGTTTCGGGACGGGACAAGGATACCTGAAGCCAACGCTGCTGAGTCGGGCGGCAGGCCAGCGACTATTTCAATGGACGATTTGTTAAGAAACGGTTGATGATTGACCGAAAGGAAGGATATTATGGCATTCAATCAGAGTATGGGTAGAACTGATGTGGCGGGGTTGATTCCGCCTGAAGTTTCGATGGAGTTGTTGAATTCGATCGCGGTGCAATCGGTTTGCATGAAGCTGGGTCGACGGCTGCGCAATATGAGCACGCATGAGAGCGAGATGCCGGTGTTGAGCGCGCTGGCAAGCGCTTCGATCAGGGACGGGGAATATGACCTGATCCAGGCGACCAAGATGCAGTGGGAAAACAAGGTGATCACTGCCAAACATGTAGATGCGATCGTGGTGGTGAGCCGGGACACGCTGGATGATGCGAAGGTTCCGCTGTGGGACGAGGTGAAACCAGAGCTGGTTTCGGCTTCGTCTGAGGTGATTGACCTGGCGGTGCTGTATGGAATCGGAAAGCCAAGCGCCTGGCCGACAGCGATCGTGGCGGGTGCGCAGGCAGCGAGCCACAATGTGAGCCTGGCAGCCATGGATGACCTGTATGACGCGATATTGGGCGAGACAGGTGTGTTTTCCAAGGTTGAGGCGGATGGTTTTGAGGTGACGGGCATCGCGGCGCATTTGACACAGAAGGCAGCGTATCGCGGCTGCCGAACCACCGACGGTGTTCCGGTGTTCACGCCGGATCCGACCCAGCCGGGCAAGTCGCTGGTGGACGGGGTGCCGATCGAATTCTTGAAAAATGGGGTGGGCAATGCCACTTACAAGCAGATCGCCGGTGATTGGCAGCAACTGGTGTATTCGATGCGCCAGGATATCAACTATGAGGTGACCACCACAGGCGTGATCCAGGACGGTTCAGGGAATATTTTGTTCAACCTGTTCCAACAGCACCTGGCAGCGATCAAGATGACGATGCGCCTGGGTTTCCAGGTGCCGAATCCGATCAGGCGCGAGAACGAGGACGAAACGACTCGTTATCCGTTCGCTTACTTGACCGCGTAACCGTGTAAATGGATATGGTGACATGGTTTCTGGCGGTTGTGAAAACGATGCTGGAAACCATGCCCTGATAGAACAAGGAGCGATTGATGGGTTTTTATACGAGAAAACAAAAAGCCAATGCAGAATATTCCGGGCGGATCAGCATCGAGAACGGCGGTGAGATGGATGTTGAGAGCGGTGGCGTGATGAAGATCGCCGGAACAGCGGTGACCGCTTCGGCGGCTGAGTTGAACAAATTGGATGATTCCGGGGCGGTGATTGCCAGCGGAACACAGGCGGATTTTATCGCGGACCCAACAGGCGGTGATACGCAGGACGCAGAGGCGCGGGCTTCGATCGCGGCGATCCTGGATGCATTGGCCGCTTTTGGGATTATGGCCGAATCGGCCGAATAAATAAGAAAGGAACAGGAAAATGATGATTGAATATGGTAAAGGTTGGATGCGGGTTCCCCTGGCGGATCTCGATGCGGTTGGTGGTGTGGTGAACGTTAAGAACCCTGAAGGTGAGGATGTGATCATCACCAATGCGGTTCTTCAAGTTGATGCGGCTGCGGATGCGGCCTGCACCGTCGATGCGGGGATTGATGATGCGGGTGATACCAGCAACGACACCATTTTTGACGGGCTGAATGTACATTCGGCCACGGGCGTGTTTGACATGCGCGACGCGACTGACAATGGCACCAATGGTGTTGGGAAAGCGCTGCTGTGGCCGGAAGGCTATCACCTGGTGGTGAGCAAGGCTTCGGGGGCCGCGGCCGGTTTGAAAGGATATCTGCATGTGGAATATATCCACGCAGAATGACAGGCATGGGGTAGTTAATGAATGGGCGGGTACGTTGATGCCCGCCCCTTTTGCATTCAGGAGGCAGTGATGAGCGTTACGGAAGCGATGATCGGCACCTTGCGGCGGATGGTGGCAGAACCTAGTGATGAGACGTACAGCGATGAGGTTTTGGAGACCATTCTGGAAGCGCACGCGGTGATCGATATACGCGGTGAATTGCCGTATAGCTGGGATGGCAGCACCACTCCACCCACGAAGGTTGCGAACGAAAACTGGATCCCGACGTATGATTTGCATCTGAGCGCTGCGGAGATCTGGGAAGAGAAGGCGGCAGCGGCAGCTTCGGGGCATGATTATAAGGTGGATGGGGCGGAATTTGCGAACAGCCAGGTGTATGGGCAGTGCATGAAGTCGGCGCGGTATCATCGGGCGCGAAGGTATGCGCGCAATCAACAGATCTTGGTGAAGTAAATGGCTGCCAAGGCAGCTAAGACAGGCATGCTGGAGCTGGCGCGGTCATTCCGGGCAGCATTGCTGCGGCAGGAGCGAGCGCAGCAAGCAGAGATGGTGCGGCAGTGGCTGGGGATTGAGGAGCGGTTGATGGACCAGATCATGGTGCTGGTGTATCAGCTGCAATCGGAGGACTCACCGAAGAGTTTGCACCAGATTGTGATGATGGAGCGGTATCAGCGGTTATTGGCCCAGGTGCAGGCGGAATTGGGACAGTATAGCCAGGATGTGATTGTCCAGGTTCAACGGGAGCGCGACGAGTGGGCGAGGCGCGGGTTTGAGAATGGACAGATGATGGTGTGGCGATCGCTGGAAGCGAGCGCGATGGGGGTTGGATTGGACCAGCTGCCGGTGGAGGCGGTGACGAATTTGACCGCATGGTCTGGAGAAGGCACGGCGTTGGGCCAGCTGCTACAGGGGGCTTTTTTGCCAGAGGGTCTTCCGCGAGGGTGGACGGCATTGCAACGAACGCTGGTGCAGGGCTTGGCGCTTGGGTGGCATCCGGAAAAGACCGCGCGGGAGATGGCGCGTGCTTTGGCTGGTGGGCTGCAACGGGCGATGGTGGTTGCCCGAACGGAGCAGATCCGGGCTTACCGCAGCGGGAGCTTGCAGGCGTATCAAGAAAGCGGTGTGGTGATCGGGCATAAGCGGTTGACAGCGCATGACAGCCGGGTTTGTGCGGCATGCCTGGCGGATGAAGGGCATGTGTATGGGTTGGATGAGATGATGTGGAGCCATCCGCAGTGCCGCTGCACGAGTGTGCCGGTTCTCAGGGGAGCAGAGGAACCGCAATGGGAGTTGGGTGAAGAATGGCTGCGAAGACAGGATCCAGCGACTCAGAACCAGATCTTTGGTTCATGGGCAGCAGCGGATGCTTTCCGCAGGGGGATTCCTTTGAAGGAGTTTATGCGGGTGACGAATGAAGGTGATTGGGGGATGACCCTTCGACAACGCTCAGGGCAGGCTTTCAGGGTACAAAACCCGGTGTTGGATGGAAGAACAAGCGAATGGTTTAGTCCGGTTTATTTGCAGGATGGTGTGTATCGGATGGGAGAGTTAAAACCTGCCATTATTCAAGCCTGGGGATTGGGGAACGAGTCAGTGTTGGACGTAGTTGTGACGGCTGAACGACGGGCGCATTACCTGGAGCGGCATCCGGAATTAAAAGCAGTGGAAAATTTGATCCCGCAGATCATTCTGGACCCAACGTTTGTGGTCCGAAATAAATCAGATCTGGATGTACTCATTTTTTATTATGAACATGGCAATGACTTTCTCAGGGCTGCGATTCGTTTGCAAGAAGCGACATCTGATCGAAAGCATTCCTTGATGTCGGCGCGGTATGCACATCAAAAGGAAGTTCTGCGAGATTGGAAGAGAGCGATTTACAAAAAAAGAAAAAACAGCCCTTGACGAGCTGTTTTTTTTGGTTTGTCGGGCCGGTCCACCAGTCCCGGCGTCTACCTTGACTGGCCAGCGAGGCTGGGCTCAGTGCGTGAGGGGGTGGTAAATTTCTCACCTCCGACAAATTAAGTATAGCACAAGAGGTCAAGGGATGTGTTTGCTCATTTGGTGGGCGGAGCGATGCGGATCCATTTGGAGAAGTGGGCGAGTGCCAGCGCCAGGGCGACAGGGTTGGCAGAGAGTGACGGGATTGTGCACCTGGACGGGGACAAGGCTTACAAGTATTTGGGAACGGTCACGATCACGGGGACGATCGGGCGAATGGAAGACAGCCCTGGGTTCCGGGGCGTGTATAACCATTACAAAGTGCCAGGGGGATTGTGGCGACTCGATAAGGCATCGGGAATCACGACACCTCTGGTTGGCGGCGTGATGGGGACAGTGCAGAAGCAGGCTGCCAGCTGGACTTTTCAGAGCGGGATGACCTGGGGAACGACGGCCAATATCTATGATGGCGATTTGGAGACGTATGCACAGTTGGGATCAATGAACCATAACAGCAACAGCGGGTATTGGCTGATCGTTGATTTTGGTGAGAAGATCGTGTTGGAAGAGATTCATGCCTTTTTTGAATCAGAGACACTTTCCTTCACCACCTTCAATGTTTACACTTCGGAAACCGGGGCATTCGCAGGAGAGGAATCATTGGTGTCTGCAACGCATATATCCAGCTGGTCCAGTGGGTTGTGGAAGCGGGGGGCTGACTTCAATGCACCCGCACAATCGTGATACTGGAAAATATTCCTTCAGCGAAACTCGGCAAACACTGCCAGAATTTATGAGATGAATTTCCTGTATGGCGGCACGCTGGCGATTTGGGGTGTCCCCTGGGGTTGCAAGGTGGAATTACTTAATAGCAGCGGCGGTTCGATCGCAAGCCAGGTAAGCCAACAATTTCTGCGGCCGGGGGTGGTGGAGTTTACCTCAGATGTCAGTTCGGTGGCAAGGATCACGGTTAGCCGACCAGACGGGTTGATGCCCTGGTTGGATTTTGGCATCAGCGCAGCTGTGGGCGATATTTTCACATTTTTGATGGAGTGAAAAGCCAAAAACCGCTACCAGGAAGCCTCCTGAGCGGAGAAAATCGAAAAAGTCCCCGGATTTCGGGGATTTTTTCATAGAGACGCCAGTTGTCAACGGGTGAGGCAAGGCGGTGGGCGTTTTCGATATCGGCAGCGGAGATGTTGAGGTAACGTTTGACCATGTCGAGAGAATTGTGGCCAAGCAGGCGCTGGAGGGTGAAAACATCGCCTCCGTTGCGCAGGAATTCAATGGCGAAAGTGTGGCGGAACCTGTGAGGATGGGTTTTTGGAACACCTGCCCGTTTCCCCAGGTTGGAGAGCAAAGAGCCAATGGAGTCCTTGTCCATGGGGTTACGCTGGCGGCTCAGGAAGAGAGGCTCGGAAGGATGGGGACGTTCACGTTCATTGAGATAAAGGTGCAGCTGATAGGCAGTGCGCTTTGAAATGAAGACGGTGCGGGGGCGGGATTTTTTCACGGAGCGATAAGCTTTGACCTGGATAGCGCCAGACTCAAGAAGATCCACATCACTGATTTTCAGACGGGCAGCTTCAGAGACACGGAGTCCGGTATCAAGCAGCAGCATGACCAGGGAGATGTCACGGGCGGCAGTCTTGCGGCGCATTTTGAAACGTTTGCGGCCGCGGGTGAGGGCTGTGTCGGTGAGTGCAGCTGCGCGCAGCAAAGCGCGGATGTCATCCTGGGAGAAGGGGGTGACATCGGGCGGTGGGACCTGGGGACATTTGATCTTTTCATCAGGGCGTTTTTCGAGTTGTAGTTCGTCCTGGCACCCGGTGAAGAATGATTTGAAGGTTTTCCAGTAGGCCTGTAAGGTGGCCTGGGAT